TCGCTGGTTTCGGCCGCGACCATTGCGGAACGCCGGACGCTTGCGTCGCTGAATGCGAACGGGTGCTGGCCACGCTCTACGCAAGCCTCGCGCCGCCACAGCAGGGCAAGAAGCCTCGCACCAAAAGGGCCGCATGAGATTCGAAGCCGTCATCCTCTTCATGGTAATCGCGACGCTGCTCGCCTTCGCCGCGATCGTCTCCTTCGACGCCGAGGACTGCCGTTCACGCGGCGGAATGCTGGTCAGCACCCCGTTTGGCGGGTGGGCCTGCTCGCGGGGGCTGCCGTGAGAGGGCTGACTGCGCAGGAGCGGAACGCGATTCTCGCGAAACAAGGCGAGAACATCGATGGCAATTGCTGGCAGCAGATGGTCCGCGATGGCCGCCTCGCAGTGATTGGGCACCGCGAAGACGGCGATGAGATGTTGCGTGAGACCGACCTCGGTCTTCTCGCTCTCCGCGTCTGCCCACCAGAGGACGCATGAAACCCATCATCCTCACCGCCGGCATCACCCTCTCCCCTCAGACGGTGCTCGCGCTCGCCGCTGCGCACATCGCGCAGTTTGCGGAGCGGCTCGAGTTGAAGGCGGTCGGCACGCGGCTCGACGACTGCCGGTACTACCTCCTGCTCTGGAAGGAGATCCGCACCCTGGTGATGCGTTCGCAGGAGCTCAGCAGCGAGCACGTCCAGGAGCTCTATGACGCTTGCACGTGCGGCGACCATGACTGCTATCTGACCGCGGACGAGTTTCGCGCTGTCAACAGACCGGCGAGGGCTGCGTCGTGATCTCCTGGATTGCGCGACTATTTAGCGGCGCTGATCGCTTGCCTGACCCACAAATCGGCCAGCGCTACGTATTGATCAACTCTTCGCCGTTCCCGCAGAGAACGATCACTTGCCGCGTGACGGGCGTGCTGAACGGTTGGGTCCGTTACGCCCACGAGAACAGCCGTGGTGAGGTTTACCCGTTCGAGGAAAACGACAGCTCGTCTTCGATTCCGTCGTTTCTCCAAACCTGGAAAGCGATTCCATGATGGCAAAGACGATCGTGCTTCGCCTCCTCGACTGGGCGCTCGACCCATCCGTCGAATGCCTGCCGCTCGCCGTGCTGCAGGGGACGATCGTTCTCGCGGTCGGCGCGGGGATTGCCGTGCACGGCTACGTGCTGGCCGGGTTCAAATGGCCGAGCCAGAGAGGCGGGTGGGCGTGAGGGACCTGCGTGCACCGTTCATTTGGTTCGGTGGCAAACGCCGCGTTGCGGACGTCGTCTGGCGAGCACTCGGCAACCCGCCGAACTACGTCGAGCCGTTTTGCGCGACGCTCGCTGTTCTGCTCGGCCGTCCCGGTGGCGCCGGAAAAATCGAGACGGTGAACGACCTCGATGCGGACATCGCGAATTTCTGGCGTGCGATGATCGCCAGCCCCGAAGCGCTTGCCGAAGCCGCCGATTGGCCCGTCAACGAGGCCGACCTGCACGCGCGCTCCGAGCGCATGCGCGTCACGCTACCCGAGCACCGCGAACGCATGCACGGCGATCCCGACTACTTCGACGCCCAGCGCGCTGGCATCTGGGTCTGGGGCGTCTGTACCGCAATCGGTGGGAACTGGATGGAGTCCAAGGGCAAGAACGCGTCCCCGCGCCTCTGCGGCTGGGTCTCTGGCAATGGCCTGCACGCCGCCGGCACGATGCCAGCTCTTGGCCACTCAGGCCGCGGGATTCACCGTCCGGAGCGCGAGGCACTGGTGGACTGGTTCCGAGCACTGCAAGCACGGCTGCGGCGCGTACGGGTGGCTTGTGGCGACTTTGAGCGCGTGCTCGCGGGCTCCGTTACGGGCGAGAGCAACTCACTCAAGAACATGGGGATGAGCCCGTGCGGTGTGTTCCTCGATCCGGCCTACGACAAGCACGAGGACTGCTACATCGTCGACGGCGCCGGAGGAAGCGCGCGGGCTCGCAAATGGGCTCTCGAGCACGGCGATGATCCTCATTTTCGCATCGCGCTCTGTGGGTACGAGGGCGAGCACACGATGCCGTCCACGTGGACCGAACACGCTTGGAGAGCACAGGGCGGTCACGGTAACCGGTCAGCGGAGAACAAGAATCGGCACCGCGAGCGCATTTGGTTCTCGCCGCATTGCCTGCCAATTGACGGGCAGGGATCGCTCTTCGGAGGCGCAGCGTGAGCACATCATACCCCTGTAACTGCAACGACACCGCGCGCTGGAAGAAGCGCGCGCTCGCCGCCGAGCTGTCTTTGGCGTTCGCGCGTCGCCAACTCGAGGACGTGATCAAGGTGATGCCGGGCGACGTGACATTGGACTGCGGGCAGAGGACTACGGAGCTGGAGTCAGCAGAAAAAGGAGCAGCGGAGTGAAGGTTGCAGCAATAAGCCCAGCTGAATTCACGATCAGTGTTCCGCCACGTCTTGTGGCGATGATCGATGAAGTCGTGCGCGTGCATGCCGAGCGGACTGGTGAAGCCGAGGGAGACGTTCGCCGAGGCGTCGAGATTGCGATCGTGACCGAGGGTGTGCGCGTGGTGAAAGAGGGGCTGGCGAGATGAGCGGACGCATCCCAGACGAGGGCAGATACTCGAAGATCTCGCGTCGAATGTGGAACGACGAGAAGTTCAGGGAGCTGTCCGCCGCAAAACCAAACGCTCAGACGCTCTTCCAGCGACTCTTGAGCGGACCCGAGCTCGGTTGCGTGCCGGGGCTCTTTCCGGCTCGCCTAAGCGGCCTTGCCGAGGCGCTGGGCTGGCCACTGAAGGCGACCGACAAGTGCTGGAAGGAGATCGCCGGGAAGAAGATGGCCGAGGCGGATTGGGTCGCTGGCCTGATTTGGGTTCCGAATTCGATCTTTCACAACTGGCCGCAAAGCATCAACGCCGTTCTCGGTTGGAAGATTGCGCTCAAGGAGATGCCCGAGTGTGCGCTCAAGCGAAAAGCTATCGAGGCACTCCGCGTTGCCCTTTCCGAACTCGGCCCACAATGGGTCGAGGCCTTCAGCAAGGCATCGGGTGTTACTTCCCGCAGGCCAAGCGGCATACCAAGCAACATACCAAGCAACATACCAAGCAACATACCAAGCAACATACCAAGCAACATACCAAGCAACAAGCCAAGCGCTAAGCCATCGCCTAAGGCATCCGGGATACCGTCCGACATCCAGGATACAGGATCAGGATCCAAGATCAGGATCTTAGCCGCTGACTCTCCCGAAGACCTGTCAGGTTCTGGGCGATCGGAGCCTCCCGAGGCCGCGGCAGCAGAGCTCGGAAATCGCCCAGAATATCAGCGAAAATATGAGCTTGCTGCGCGCAATTCGGGGGAATTCGCGTTGGCTGGTGGCGTTCGTTGGCCTGAATTCGTAGAGGTGTGGCGTGCCTGGGGAAAGCCGTTCGGGATCACCGAATTGCCCCATGTTAGCCAGCGAATCGACCGCGACATCAGCGCCGTCATCGAGGCTCTCGCGTCCGGAAGGACGGTCGCTGAGCTCGTCGAGGCCGGGAGATTGGCGGAGACCGACGACTACATCCGCGGTCTTTCGGGTGGTGGGCCGGCGAACTTCACCGCGGCGGTTCTGCGCCGCTTGCTCGCGCGTCGGAAGGTTGACCAGCCCGTGGCGCGACCCGCCGACGCTCCAGCGGTCTGGCGCGATCCTGACGCCGACAATCGGGAGAATTGGGTTCCACCGCCCGAAGACCTCGCGGGGGCCCTGTGAGCGCTGCCGTGGCGGTTGGCTCGACGTCGTTGGCGCCGATTCAGGGTCGTGTGCCAGCGTGCGACCTCGATGCGGAGGCGGCCGTGTTGTCAGCGTGCATGGTCGACCAGATGGCGTGCGACGAAGCGCTCGCGATCCTGAAGCCAGAGCACTTCTATTCCGACGCGAACCGGCGGATCTTCGACGCGATCCTTGAGCTGATTCAGGAGCGAACGGCACCGGACTTGGTTTCGGTTGCCGCGGTCTTGCGAAACCGGAAGCGCCTCGACCAGGTGGGCGGAACTCCGTACCTAGCCCAGATTTCAGATGCGACGCCGGCGGTTGCTAACGTCGGCCACCATGCGCGGCTCGTCCTGAACGCGGCTCGCATCCGTCGAGCTTGCGCGCTGTTTCAGCAGCTCGCCGCCGAGTCGTACTCTTCGATCACGGACCCGGCGGCATGGTTGCAGCGCTGCGAAGCGGCTGTGTACCTGGCGACGCTTGACGACAGCGAGAAGCGCTCGACCGCCGCGACGTACCGTCAAATCGCCAACGAGACCTATCAGATGTCGGTGGAGGCGGCGCGGGCGAAGACCACGACGACCGGGTACCGGACTGGCTTCCGCGAACTGGATGAGCATGTAGGTGGGTGGGCCGCCGGTGATCTTTGGTTCGTCGCTGGTCGGCCCGGCCAGGGCAAGACGGCGTGGAGCCTTCAGTCAGGAGAAACGGTCGCGCGCGAGAACGGCGTGGGCGTGATCATGCTCTCCGCGGAGATGGCACGGCACAGCCTGATGCAGCGCTCGCTGTCGCGAGATGCGGCGATCCCGAATCGGAACGTGCGCCTTGGGCGCATGGATCGCGAGCAGTGGACGAGCCTTGCGAAGCAGGCCAAGTCTATTGCCGACCTGCCGATGGTCGTCGACGACGACCGGAATCTCACGCCGATGCGCGTCCGAAGCAAGGTGCGGCGCCGCCTAGCCGAGCTCCGTGCGGAGTACGGCCAAGGTATCAAGTTAGGCGCGGTGATCATCGACTACGTGCAACTGATGTCTGCCGATCAGCAGTACGACACGCGCGCCACGGAGCTCGGGGCGATCTCGCGTGCACTGAAGATCATGGCCGGTGAATTCGAGTGCGCGTTCATCGTGCTCTCGCAGCTGAAGCGAGGTGAGAAAGGAAAGTCGAAGCGCCCTGAGCTCTCGGATCTGCGCGATTCAGGATCGCTAGAGGCGGATGCGGACGTGGTGATGGCGATCCACCGGGAGGACGCCTATCGACAGCCGAAAGAAGAGCGCGACGGGCTTGCCGAGTTGCTCGTGCTCAAGGGCCGCAACTCCGGAGAGGGTTGCCACGTGGTCGAGTTCGATGGCCGCTACACCGGGTTCTACGAGCGTTCGAAGTCGCAACCCGAGGCAGCCGACTTCAGCGATTACGGCGACCCGCCCGGCGGCGACGATTGGAGGAACCGGTGAGCCTGAACCGCACGATGTTGCCCGCGCTCCGCGAGTTCGGGCGGGCGCTGCAGGAGTTGAAGAGGAACCCGAAGTGAAGGAGAACGCGATGGCGAAGTGCAATCCGGGGCTCCTGATGCGCCGCATTCGTTACGACATGACCTGGCACTACTTCAGCGGACAGCCTGGAACACCCGAGCACCCGCAGATCGAAATCAGGAAGGTGTTCCCGGACGCGACGGAATTCGAGTGCTTTCCGATCGGGGACTGTTGGGTGTTCAGCACGGAGTCGGAGCTGAGTCCGCTGCCGGAGGCGTTCAAAGAGATCTCGCGCTGAAAACAGGAAAACCCGGCTCGCGTCGCCAAACGCAAGCCGGGTCCGTCGCGCTGCTCGCTCGGTTGCCGACCCAACCAGGAGTAGCCAAAAATGCCACAATACGCAAGCGTCGCCGAGCGGGTCTCGACGGCGAAGACACTCGAGCTGGTGCCGCACGCGTTCTCGCTCCCGGACATCCCGCAGCTGCGCCACGTTGGCAAGCGCATCGGCGACGAAGACGAGGCGGAGATTCGCTGGTACGTGCGAGACCCAGCGGTGGCCGCGATCTCGAGCTCGAGTGGAGCGTTTGGCAACCAACTCGAGATCGCTAGCGAATTCGGCTTCGGCAGCCTCCCGTGTCGACGCTGCGGCGGGCGGTACCGCACCAGAAAGCGTGGTGGGAAGGACACGATCGTGGACTGGCGCGACGGGACGGGCATGGCTCCGAAGGACCACTTTGGGCACCGTGTATCCTACTCGGCCGCGCTCGCCGATCACCGGAAGCGCATGCAGCAGAAGCACCGGATCGTGCTCATGTCGAAACCAACGCCTCGGCCGGGGTCCGGTGTCGACCCAGAGAACGCGTGGGCGGCCATCGGTAAGGCCTTCGCGGCTCAAGGCAAGCGGCTTATGACCGACGCCGCGTTCCGCGCGCTGTTCGACCGCCTGCCCGACGAGCTGTGCCAGCCCTGCCGCGGGTGCCAGGGGATCGGCGTGGTGCCGCGCCGCGCCGCCGCCCACGTCGAGGTGACGGCCTACCCGACAGGGTCAAGCAAGCACGGCGTCGGCAAGTCGGACGACGCGATGGGCAGCCTCAAATCGAAGAACGGCCGCACCTGGCTCACGGAGGGCCCAGTCACGGTGAGCTTCACCGAACTCGACCGGTACCAGGACGTGCACACCATTTTCGCCGACATTGCCGGCATGAGCGCGCTCGCGCTCGAATCGCTGGAGGAGTACTACATTGGCGACAACGGGCAGGCTGCGCTCGAGCGGATGGTGAGCGACCGGTTCGGGCTCAAGGGCGCCGCACGTGTGCGCGCAGCAAGCGAGCTCCGTGACTTCCAGTGCGGCTGCTGGAACGTCGCGGCCTACGGGGCGCAATGAAGGGGCGGCTGGACGAGGAGCTCAGCTTTTCGGCGGCCGCGCGCGAGCTCCAGCGGCATCGAGATCCCAAGGGCCGAAAGCTGCGTAACATGGTCGTGGCCCGCGAGCGCCAGACCGGAAAGCAGATCGCGATCCGCCTCGCGGGCCAAAAGGAGCCGAAGCTGCGGATCACCATCGGCGCCCTGTACCGGGCGTTCCCTGAGCTCGCGCCGGCGAAGATCGACGATATCGCCCGACTCATGAAACCGATGCTGGAACGGTCCGAGGCGCGGACACGCGTCGTCGTCCGTGAAGAAATCGCAAAAGACGTCCTGCCGCGCATCGTTTACCTCGAAGAAGAAAGCGGAATCGTGCGCCGTTGCCTCGAGGAGCTTGAGCAGCTAAAGCGCCGCGAACTGACCGGAACTGCCAGCCCCAGGCCGTCTCGTTGACAGCTCCGAACCTGGAGAGTTTCCCAGATGCCCTGACCGATTCCCCGCGCGCCCCGAGCCCATAAGAGGCGACCGGCGAGCGTGGGTGATGGGCGAGCCGAGGGACGTGGCCGAGCGCAAAGCGGTTCCGGTTTTCGGCTCACGATCGTGGGAGCAAAACAGGAACCGAAACGCCTAAACGGGCGAAAGTGTCACCCTGTTTGCCAAAGTGTAAACCACTTGGCGAAAACGTAAACCAAGCGACGGCTGAGGGGCCAAGTGCACGGAGTCACAAGACGAATCGCCGAGCGCGGCACGCGGAATAATTCCGACGACGCGGCGGACGCAAGGGCCATCGCGGCGCTGCTCGCAGGACCGCAGCCGGAACCGGTCGAGCGGTCGCTGACGGGGCTCGCGTATGAGGTTCGGGCGGAGTTCGTCGAGGCACAGAGGAAGCGGTCGTGGGGACGGTAGCCGTCTCGGTGTGTAGGTAAATCAGCGCGAAAGCGCTCCCAACGTCGGACGCGACGGCAAAAACACGGACAAGGGAGCACGTAGCGATCATGCGCAGGACGCCTCGGCGTCGGCCCAAAGGTACGCTCAGCGAATTCTTCATCCCGCTGGTGGATCACGGTCCGAAGCCCAAGAACAAGGCTGCGCGCATCCTGCACATCGTCCGGCTGATGGCTGGCAACCTGTGGGTGAGCGGGGTCACAATCCACGACCTGTCCGAGCAGTGGGGGATCGGGGTTGAGGCACTGAAGAAGGATTCCGCGGAAGCGTCTCGGACGTTCACGGCCGATCCGATCGAACTGGCTGAGCTCCGAGCGCGATGGCGAGCCAACCTTGAGACGGCGAAATCGCTTGCGCTGAAGATGGGCAAGCCCCAGGCGCTGAGCGCGATCCTTAAGGTCGAGAGCCGGTACCTTGAACGGCTTGAGTCCCCTGACGACATCCCGCCGCCGGCACCGATCGAAGTCGACCGCAGTGTGACGATCAACTTCGTGCCGACGAGCACGCTCGAGCCGGTGCCGTGAGCACTGCGCGCACGCTGACGATCCCGATCAACAACCCGCAGCAGAAGGCGTTCGCTGCCCTGCTCCGTGGCAACACGGTGTTCCTGGGTTGGGGTCGAGGGGTCGGCAAATCAAAATTCATCCAGCTCGCCTGGTGGAAGCTCGTCGCCGAATGGGATGGAAAGCTACGCAGCGAGGCGCTGACGCCGTTCCGAGGCGTGCGCATCACCGTGCTGATGCCGACCTTGAAGCAGTTCAAGGATGTGCATTGGTCGGGGATTGTCGAGGCGCTGATTGGTGGCGAGTGGGCGTGGCTCGGCGCGCGGCTCGACCGGCAAAGCGGGCAGATCAGGTTCCCGGGCGGCTCAAGCATTCGGCCGTTTCCGGCGAACGAGTACAACGCGCGCACGGCGCTCGGTCTTCGTACCGATGTGCTCGTCATCGACGAGTGCGACGACGTTCCGGCGCATGTTTACGATGCGGTCGCGATGCCCTGGCTTTCCGAGCCGTGGTCGCTCGCGATGCAGATCATTGCGGGCACGCCGAACAAGGGCCGGCACGGGCTCTGGTGGCGCACGCATCAACAAGGTGTGCTCGGCGCCAAGATCCGACGCGGCGAGCCGAATGAGCTCGACGGCGATCCCGACGGGCAGCGGGCGCTCGCGACCGTCTACACCTTCCGCGCGACGTACAAGGACGCACCTGAGAACGTCGGCCCTGCTGCAGTAGCGAAGGCGAAAGCCACCACGCTGCCAGCCACGTTTCGGCGTGAGTGGGAAGCCGACCCCGACGCAGGCGAAGGCCTGATCTATCCGTTCGACGAAACGTTTCACGTTCGTCAGCCGCCGCCGCTCAGCAGCTTTCGAGAGTTCATCGTCGGGCAGGATCACGGCTGGGTTGACGCGGCCGTCTTACTCCTCGGTGGCATCCAAGGGCACGGCAACGACGCGACGCTCTGGATCCTCAACGAGTGGTACGAGTCGGAGTGCCCGAATCACATCTGGAACGAACGCGCGATCGAGTGGCGGTTCGCCAAGTTTTGGCCCGACCCCTCGCGCCCAGATCGAATCAATGACCTGCGCAGCGCGGGCCTGAGCGTCGGCGAGACGGACAACGACATCGCGGGTGGGATATCGCGAGTCGCCGATCTGCTGTTCATTCGACCGCTCGAGAGCGACGAGCGCTACGCGCGGCTCTATGTTGCGCCGGGTTGCCTCAACACCATCCGAGAGTTCGGACTCTATCGCCGCAAGAAGAATCCCGACGGGACCTTCAGTGAGACGCCGGAGGACAAGAACAATCACGCGATGGACGCGCTGCGCTACATGGCCGTGGGTCGATTCGGGCGCGGCCCCAGCTACCGCACGACGGTCTCCGGCAGGTAATGCACAACTCAATCACCTTCGAAGGCCAAGAGCAGGCGAATGCAGCCGCGCTGGCCAACATGTCGCCGCGGTATCGGCGGCTCGAAGATCTCGAGCGCTGGGTAGCCGGGCGCCAGTACGAGGGCAAGCCGAATTGGTGGGAAGACAAGGTTCCGCTTTGGGAGCGCGAGCCCTGCATTGTCTATCCGCTCGTTCAGATCGCAATTCAATCCAACGTCGACCTCGTGCTCGGCGAGGGGCGCGCGCCGAGTTTCACCAGCAACCCGGGTGAAGACGAAGGCGAAGAGGAAAGCGGTCTACCTGAGCAGCAGAGTCAAGAACTCGACCGCTTCATCGGCCAGTACCACAAGATTTGCCGCTTCCGCGCGCACTGTCGTGACGCGTTCGCCGCTGCGCAGGGCTGCGGAACTGCCGTAACGATTCACGGCGTGCGAGCGGGCAAACCTTTCGCCGATCTGATTCCGGCCAAGTGGTGCAAGCCGAAGTTCGACATCTCAGGTGCCGTCACTGAGCTCGAGATTCGATATCCGTTCTTCGAGGAGTACCGACTTCAGAGCGGGCAGTGGGCGGTGCGTTGCAAACTGTATCGCCGAGTCCTGACGGCAACGACAGACACCACCTACCTGCCGGCTGACGCACAGGTCAGCGGACGTGAACCGGATTGGCAGGCTGATCCAGAGCGGACGGTCGCGCACAACCTCGGATTCGCCCCGGTGATCTGGTACCCGCTCCTGCGGGGCGCGCAAGCAACCAACGTCATCGACGGGCAAGCGCTGCACGCGCTGCTCACCAACGAGATCCACGGGCACGACCTCGCACTGAGTCAGCGGCATCGCTGCGCGCTCCTGAGCGAGCCCCAGATTGTCGAGATCGGTGTCGACCCCGATCACAATCCGACGGAGCCGGGCCGCGCCGCGGTTGTTTCGGCGTCCGAGCACGGTGGCCGGATCACGGCAACGAATCCGCAAAAGGGCTCGTTCGATACGGGCGCGAGCTCGGGCGGGCCAGTACGCAAAAAGGGTCCGGGCTACGTCTGGCGTTACCCGAACACCGAGACGACCGTCGAAGTCCTGGAGACATCAGGCGAAGCCCTCAAGGCGCTCGATGACAACGCGAAGGATCTGCGCTTCAAGCTTCAAGAGGCGCTCGCGGTCGTCTTGCTTGGCCCAGACGAGATCAGCGGCGTTCGCCAACTGAGCGGCAAGGCGCTCGAGGCGATGAAGCAGAAGCAGCTCGATCGGTGCGATCAGTACCGCGACGATCTGCGCGACAACTTCCTGCTGCCGAGCGTCGATATGCAGTTGCGAATTGCATACAAGCTCGGAAAAGGCTTGCGCGTATCCGGCTCAGATAAGGTCGCTGCGATTCTGAAGAAGTTCGACCAGCCGGCGGTGCCCTGATGGCCTGGATGGCTCCGACGCTCCAAGTCAAGTGGGGCCCGTACTTCAAGCCCGATCCCGCCGAGCAACAGCAGGTAGTTGCCATGGTGCAGCTCGCCCTCGGGGGCGGACCGAATGCGGCCGAGCCGCTCATCACTCGGCGCGCAGCAGTGGAGAAGATCGCAAGCGTCTTCAACATCGAGAACGTGGATGCCTCACTCGAGCAGCTCGACAAGGAAGCCGACGAGCGAGCGCAGCGAGAGCTCGATGCTGCAACTGCCGCGATCAGCGCGCAAAACGGAGCTGAAGGGGCTGGCCAGAATGCTGGCGGCAAGCCTGCCGGACCGCCTGATAATAGCGGGCGGCCCGCGAGCGGGAAAGACGACGCTTAGCGAGGCTGCGTCGATCCTCAGTCCGCGCACGGTGCGCGGTACAGATCAGTTGATCGGGCTTGAATGGTCCGAATCATCATTGGTCGCGTCTTACTGGTTCGACGCTCCCGGTCCCTGGATCTGCGAAGGCGTAGTGATGCCGCGCGCGCTGCGCAAGTGGCTGATGCATAATCCTTCGGGCGCGCCGGCCGACCTCATCGTCTGGGTGAACGAGCCCGTCGTAGCGCGCTCACGCGGCCAGCACGTGATGGCAGTCGGCTGCCAAACCGTCTGGAACGAGATCAAGCCCGAGCTCAAGCGGCGCGGGCAATCAATCCTAGAATTCTGACCCAATGAAAACCTGCCTTCACTGCCAAGCGAACAACGAAGACGAGAGCCTCACGTGCTCGGCGTGCGGCGAGGGATCCTTCAGCGCTGCCGAGGCGGAAGCGGGCAAGACTGAGGCCGAGCCTGAGGCGCCTGCCGAGGCGGAAGCGGGCAAGCCGCGCACGCGTCGAGGCCGCCAATGACGGTCAAGCTCTTCTCGCTCGCTGATACCAGCCCGGCGTCGGCATCGACCGTGGCAGGGTCCATCATTCGTGGGCTCGATCAATTCGACTGGTTCACCATCGACGCCGACCTCGTTGGGGCGACCGGTGGCACGCTCGACGTGTACCTGCAACGGCTCATCGGTGACCCGTCCACGAGTACGACGTGGCGCGACTGGTTGCATTTCCCGCAGCTGGCCGCCGGCGCCTCGGCCATCAAGTACACGGCAGGCACTGGCCCCAATTCCGGGATTGTTGTCGTCGGAACGAATACGTCGCCAGCGCTCGCAGCAAACACCGCTGTGGCGGGTCACCCGGGCTATGCTTTGCGCGCCTTGTACGTTGCCGGCGCGAGCACTTCCGCCGGCGCGGGCGTGGCGATTTCACTCACCGGTTGGCGCTCCACTCACTCGTAGGATCCGATGCGCGGCAGTGTCCAGCAAGTGCGCGATGAAAGCGGCGCGCCCGATCCGCACGTGTTCGAGATCGGTGGGTTTGCTTCAGCGCCCACGCCACCGGTCGCCGAGATCAGCCTCCACGCGGCTCAACCGGCTCAGGTACAGGCGCCCCCGTCTGCCACCGCTACGCAGCAAGCTGCGGACCCGGGTGCCGAGGTTCGGCCACTCACGACGCGGCAGCTCTTGACTCAGCTCAATGCTCGCCTTCGGGTCGTCGAGCGAGAGATCAAGCTGCGCAAGGCGCTCGAAGCTGAGCGCTCCCAAATCCAGCGGCTAATTGCCGCAGCGAAAATCGAACGTAACAACGTGCGCGCTATCCGCGCCGCCGGCTGAACGAGGAATCACCCATGTCAGTAGTCGCAGGAACGATCCGAAGCGCAAACCTCAAGAGCAAAGCCAACGAGGGAGCCGGCACCACGACTCGCGATCTCACTGAGGTCTGGGAGGTAACGGCGGACTTCGGCGCCTATACTGGCTCGACCGACACCGCGACCATTCTCGCGGTCGGTGCCGCGATCAGCGCTCGAGTGCGTGATGGCCGCACGCGCACCATTCTTTGCGCCATGCCCGCCTACTGCGGCGCCGAGGTCACCACGAACCAACCCGTGCTGTTCGGCGGGACTTCCGTTGCCGCGCTGACCGTGTCGACGGACGACCTCACCGGCCAGCTGAACACGATCAACACGGCCGCGACCGAGATCACCTCGACTGCGGGAACGACGTTCGGCGTTGGGATCTTCGTGACTGTCGCGGTGACCTGAGCCAATGGCCCTCGACATCACGCCCGTCGAGGGCATGGTCGCTCTCCAAATCGTCGACGACGAGGACGAAACGGAGCGAGAGCAGCGGTTGGCGTCGCGTAACACCAACGCGCCCAGTGACTCGTACAACGAGGCCATCGTCGCCATCGTGGTTGCGCTCGGTCCGAATTCCAAGAGCGCAATGGGCCCGAAGATCCCCACAGGGGTCAAAAAGGGATCGACTGTTTTGGTGCGCAAGTACGCCCGCGACGGCCTGCGCATCGACGACGACACCGTGCTCGTCGAAACGTACTGCATCGTGGCCCTGGTCGGCGGCTAGTCGACTCTCCAATACGGGACGCCGCCGGTAACGGGCGATCGGAGGAACGCATGTTTCGAAGGAATGGTCCGCTTTTCAACGCGGAAGGCACCGCCGCACCGAGTGGTGCGCAACCGGCAGTCGCCGCACCCGTCACGGCAACGGCCGCCCCCGCAGTGACGGCCAAAGTAGACGCGCCACCGATTGGCGCCGATGGCACGGTCGATCCCGCCTGGCTCAATACTCGCCTCGAGCGCGAGCGGAGCAAAGAGCGCAGCAAGCTGCTCAAAGAGATCGGGGCGGCAGACACGGATTCAGCGAAAGCTGCGGTCACCGCGGCCCAAACGGCGGCCGACGCCAAAAAAAGCGCTGAAGAGCGTGCGCTCGAAGCGGGCAATGCCCTTGCCGCAGAACGCGCGCGCCTCGCCGAAGCCTCGGCCCTGGTATCCCAGCAGGTGACCGAGCAAATGTCCTTGCTCAGTGCTGAACAGCAGGCCGCGATCCGCGCTATCGCACCCGACAGCGACCCGATCGCACAACTGAAGCAGCTCCGCGTCGCGGCGGCTTTCCGAGCGGGAGCTCAGCCGGCTGCGGCCGCGACTGCGACGGCGGCAACCGCACCGGCAACTCCTGCAGCCGCAGCCAGCGCAGCGATCCCCGCTACCACGGCCCCCGCGCCCGCAGCGCCGCCCGCTGCAGCCGGATCCCCGCCCGACTACAAGGCGGAGTACCAGCGACTCAAGGCCACCAATCCCGTCAAGGCGGCGGCCTACATGAACGAGCACGCGAACAAGATTTATCCGCCAGCGTGACGCCAATCAGGGCGCCCGCAGAGCGGCGTGACTGAGAACACCAAGCCGGCAACACGCCGGGCCGCCGGGGTGCGCCCGGATTTCAACAAGGAAAAGACATGCCCATCTCACGAGCGGAGCTCTCCGAAGAGTTCTTCGACCGCACCTCGGCCATCCTGCTACGCCAGCCGGAGCCCCAATACCTGTACGCGATGCTCTTCAAGCGCGCGCTCGGGATCGCGCTGAACATCCCGTCGATGATCGGTCGCCAGCCCTACGAGATCGGCGGGCAGGGCGCGCCGTACAGCGCACCGGAACGCGATCGACTCATGCTGTCGGCAGACCTGGGCGCGGAGCTCTTCGCGGCGCAGGTGAACTTCACCGGCGAGCCCGGCCACACGATGAAGTTCAATCGGCCGCGCTTCACCGATTCGACCTACACGCAGGCCGCACGCGAGATCGGCGTCAACCAGTCGATCTCGACCACGCCGCTGGTCGCCGGATCCGAGCAAGCGCTGCTCACGATCAAGCGCTTCGCGGGCCCGTACGGCGCGACGTCCGTGCAGCCGTATGGTTTGGACGCCTTCGATTCGACGATGGGCGTGCACAACTTGTCTCAATTCGTCGGGACGCATCTCGGTCGCGACTTCGACAAGACGCTCGACTCGTTCTGGGTCACCTTGGCGGATCTCGCGTCGACAACCGTCTATCCGCTCGGGTACGCGGCGGACAACGACATCACTGCCAAGGGCCAAGCGCCCTTCACGTACGAGCAGCAATCGCGCGTCAGCAAGATCCAAGACGAAGCGAACTTGCCCACGCTCGGCGACGGCCGCCGCATCATGGTGGTGTCACCCACTGGCAAGAAGCAGCTCAAGGACGACCCGCAGTTCGCGCGCTACTGCGAGTTCCACAAGGAGCTCAACCCGATGTTCCCGGGTTGGTTCGGCTCGACCGCCGAATACCACTACTTCATGAGCAACACGCTCACGAAGAGCTCGAACAGCTCGAGCGTGAACATCCACAAGGCTCACGCCATCGCGCCCGGCGTGTTCCTCGGCGGCATCGGCAAGACGATCGGCGTCCGCGCCGCGAGCGACGACAACTATGGCGAGACGGCCAAGGTCATCTGGCTCGCGTATCTCGCGCTTGGCCTCGCCGACAACCGCTTCGTCACGAAGGTGGCGTACTCGGAGGACGTGTAATGAGCTTCCCGGCTCAATGGGTCACCGCGCCGGGCGGCACGGGCGACTTTACGTCGGCTCCCGTCGCAGGCACCACGACCCCAGGCACCGCCCTATCGACGGCCAACATCGCGCACGGCACGCTCTCGTGCCTGTTCGTGCTGCTCGCCGATACCAACACGCTGACCATGACCGCGAAGTTCCAGGTCAGCGACGACCAGACGACCTGGTACGACCTCGCGGGCGACGCGCAGAACCCGGCCAACGTCGCGCAAGCGACCGGGACGGCCGGCGCAGATACCGCGGTCAGCCGCGTTCTTCCAGTTCCGACCGCGGCGATCGGCTGGAAATACATTCGCGCTGCGGTCGTCAACGGCGTCGCGACCGGTGCTTCGATCGACACCTACGCGATGACGTTCCACTACCGCCGCTTCACGGGCTTCTGATCGAGGTGCGCTGAATGGCGCTTTCAACAGCCGAGCTCGCACGAATAAAAGCCGAGCTCGGCTGGAACGTGCTGTCGACGGGCGCCGAGCCGTTCATCGGCGTCGCGATGATCTTCGAACAGGTCATTGCGCAGTACCTGACGACCGGAGCAAGCACAACCTCCGCAACGTCGGTCACAGCGTCGGCAAACGGTGCGGCGCAACCGATCTCCGTGACGCTCGCCAGCGCGACGGGCTTTGCCCAGGGCAATCTCGTTTGGATCGACGTGGACGACCGACAAGAGTCTGCGACCATTCAGAGCCTTTCGGGTTCGTCTGCAGTAGTCGCGCTGCGGAACGCCCACAGCGGCACGTACCCCGTGTACGTGGACAGCGGCGAGGCGATCGTTCGTGAGCTCCTCGCTCGCATCCGCGCTGTCAAGCTCGAGCTCGCCGGCATCTTCGGCGAGGGCGCGCTGAAGAAAGCTGACGAAGTCGAATTCTACGAGACTGGAATGGCCCTATTCGGGTCCACGTCCAAGGTGCTGATGTTCTGGCGTGACGAGCTCGCCAGCGCCATCGGCGACATCAGCTTGAACCGCTGGCGTCAGCGGAGCGGCGGAGGCGGCGGATCGGTATCGGTTTACTGATGACACCGCGAGATCGACTGCGTCGGATTGCGCACCGTGCCCGCGCGATCCCGAACCGTTACGGCCTCCGGCCCTACACGGTGTCCGTCGTTGTCACGACATGGCCCGGCGCAAACACTGGCCGTGGCACCGAGTCGCGCGTGGCCACGCCGATCACCGAGGCCGGCGGCGCTCCACCCAAGGTCCGGGAGCTGAATGCCGAAGAGCTAGCACTGAACAACATGGGCAGCGGGTCCGTCCGCGTTGGCCCGATCACCCCGAGTTTCCCGGGCGGTGGCACGGACATCTCCGTGATCAAGCCCCTGCTCACGGCAGGTCAAACGGTGCACTTGCTCCTCGAAGGCCCCGGCTTCCCGGCGCGCGGGTACTACGAGATCAAAGACGTACAGACCGACCACGGACTGCACTGGACGATCATAGCTAGCCCGGTCCAGAGCGCGAGCGCCCCGTGAGCAACCCGAACACGCTGAACAGCTCGTGGGGCTCGCTCAGCATGCCCATCGCGGCAGGCTCAGGCAGCGACCTCACTGCGCTCGACACGGCGCGCGATATTCTGCTCGGGCTGCTCTCCGCAGCGCTCACGAGCGAACTCGGTGATGCCTGGGCGGCTGTAGCTGCGCAGTCACCAAATCTGCCCATCCCAACACCCGTTGGATCGGCTCTGCCGGCACTCGACGACCTGGACACGATGCGGCAGCGGAAGGCCGCCTTCCCGTTGCTTTCGGTCAGCCGAAGCGTCGAGCCGCAGCAAGAAGACGAATTCACGATCTGGCAGAACCGAATAACGAGCAAGTGGACGATCGACTACGTCCTCGGCCCACTCGAGATCGGCAACCAGATGAAGATGGCCGACGCGCTCACCGCGGCCGGCAAAATCATTGCAGCGACCATTCGCCGCGGCGGCCACAAGGCTTACGCGACCACGGTGATCGACGCGCCGAGCGGCGCAGTCACCGCCAAGCAAGTGCTCGGCGTTGGCTACTGCGGATTCTCGACCGTCGGAATTACTGGGTTCATCCAGGGTGCCGCGTCCTTCTCCCAGGGCGGCGCAAAGTACCACGCGCTGACGATGACGCTCCAGACGACGGAGCTCGATTCGATTGCCGATGACGGCAGCTCGTATGCCGGCGCAGGCATCACGCTCGGGAACCCAAGCAACGTAAGCAAGACCGATGCTGATGTCGCGCTGGATACCGCAGTCCCGCTGAAGCCTCAGTGAGCAACCAGTGATCATCGCCAACTTCGACGAAGTGCGTCGCGGACATGAGCATTTCCTTGCGGGCAATGAGCGGTTGTTCGTTCAGGCCGAGGACACGGCGGGGCGCCACGCTCTGGCCTACGTGCAGAGCAACTCCGACTTCAAGCGACGCAGCGGCAAGCTGCAGGACAGCACGACCTACCGGATCGTTCGCACGAGCGGCGGTCGCCTCCTGCGCATTGCCAATCCGGTCGCGTACGCCGCAACCATCGACACGGGCTCGCGCGCTCATTGGATCGCGCCAAAGCAAAGCACCTCGCGAGTGACTGGTCTCACGAGGCGCGGATCTGTGCTCGCGTTCATGGGCCGCGCAGGCGTGATGCTGTTCCGCCGCCGCGTGTGGCACCCAGGCACGCGCCCCTACCGATTCCTCTACAACGCTGCTGATTCCGCGTATCGCGTGCTCGGTCAAGAGCTGACGCGCGGCATGGCCGATCTCGCGAAGCGTTTCTGATTCTCACTCACTGCTGCGCATCGCGCGCACGCGAGGGACCGATCCAAATGAAGCTCAAGTTTTTCGCCAAAGCCGAGCACGTCGTGCATTTCCCGGCGCCCCGCCGAGCCGGGCAGCTCCACAACTACGTGGGGCGCCAATTCGTGGCGCACGAAGAAGACAAAGCCGCGCGCGAATCACGCGTCGCCGGTCAGAATCGCGCGACCAAAGACGGCCTCGAGATCGAGGCGGGCACGCCCGAGGCGGAGATCTTGTGTCAGTACGCGCGCCAGGGCGGATTGTGGTGCGCAGACAAGGCCACCGCCGAAGCCGTCGGCGTCGAGTTCACGCCCGTCAAATATGACGAGGCCGCGTTCGAATTCATCCCCGACGCCGCAAAGCCGTCGAAGCCCCCGAAAGCGGAGTGATCTGAATGACCTCATTCGTCGGCTACCCGAGCAGCTACCGCGCGCCCTTCACCGCGCTGCAACTTCTCTTCGGCCAAGGCCCGTCCAACGCACCGAGCGGCCCGCGTACCGCCATGTACATGGGCCCCAAGACCTCTGCGGGCTCGGCGACCGTCAACACGGCCTACCCGATCACCTCCGAGGCCGACGCCATCACGCTTTTCGGCACTGGCTCGCCCGTGCATCGCGCGATCCGGCGTCACCTGCTGGCGAGCACGCTCGGCAACATCGTCGGGATCTGTTACGCCGCCTCGTCTGGCGGCAGCCCCGTTGCGGCGGCCGCGACGATCACGATCACGTTCACCAGCGGATCGAATCCGACCGCTACGGGAAACGTTCGGACCTGGGTTTGCGGCGAGATCATCGACGTAGCGTTCAACACCGCCGACACAGCGACCACGATCGCGGCCAACATCGCGGCCGGCATCAACGCCAAGCCATGGCTGCCCTGCACGGCGTCTCCGGCTGTCGGCGTGGTCACCATCACCGCGCGCGTCGCTGGCGCCTCTCAGGGTGACGGCACGGTCGGCGTGATCCGAATCCGAAGCATCCCCGACGCCGGCAAGAACGTCATTTCGACCACGAGCGGCGCGGCGCTCGGACTCGGCACGGGCGCCGCAGGCGCGGACGGGTCGACCACGGAAGCCACCAACCTCGCGGCGGCGCTCGCGACGATCACGAACACCCGCTACTACTACATGGGCTTCACCGTGTGGGCTGCGACGCCGCTCGCGTCCATCACAACGCACGTCAACACCAAGAGCCAGGCCAACCCGGGTCTCCGCTGTCGAGCGTTCACCGCCTACACCGGCACGCTGACCGCATGCGAAACGATCGCGCTCACCGTCAACTACGAGCGGCAGCACGTCGTCCACCAGGCGAACAGCGAGTGGGATACGGCCGACCTCGTGGGCAACGCGGTCGCCATCCACCAGAGCCAAGAGGCGGCGGTCGGTGGATTCGTGCCGGACCTGTACCGCGGCAAAGATTGGATGTGCCCACCCGCGTACGCGAACTCCGACTGGCCCACGTCGACCAACATCAACGACGCCGTGACGGACGGAATCATCGAGGTCGCGTCCGATCAATTCGGCTCATTCATGGTGATGAGCGTGAACACGCGATCGCGTGACTCCGGCGGCACGCTGGCGGACTTCCGCGCGACGGAGACGCACCGGATCTCCTTCCTGGATGCGCTCGGGGATCGCTGGATGCAGCGCGACCAGGCAACGTACGCCGGCTTCAAGCTGATGCCGGATCAGCTGATGCCGGACGGATCGGTGAACTTCAACCAGAAGGTTCCGCCGAAGACGCTCACCCCGTCGCTTTACAAGCCGTTCGCCGCCAAGCAGATCGAAGAGGGTGGCGACAACGGCGAGATCCAAAACGTGCCCGGCTGGCTCGCCTCACTGAACATCACGATCGATCCGAACAACGTGAGCCGCAACGTCATCACGGCCAGCGGTCGCACGATCGATATTCGGCACCAGACCGCGATCCAACTCTCCGAGACGACCCCCGGCTGAGCTGAAGGAAAACGATCATGCCCGCATTAAGCGACCACCTACGGCTCAAGCTCCTCATCGACGGCATCTTCCAAGTCAAGCCATCGAGCATTCGCGTCTCCGTCGACAACGGCGCGCAAGAAGTTGACACGCTCGAAGGCCTCGCCGGCAAGACGCCCGGATCCGGCAAGTGCAAGATCACTGGCACCTGCGCGGTGCCCTTGGGCGGCCCCGAGTTCGACTTTTTCACGGCGTGCGTCGAAGGCTCGTACCATACGTGCCAGGTGCCGTTCGGCGTGAAGTCGTACATCGGGAACGGCTGGTTCAAGACGGCCGAGCTCGGCCAGTCGACGAACCAAAACACCGAGTTTCAGTTCGAGTGGTCCGGCGAATTCGCGCTGCCCAAGTGACGACGACATAGCGGGCTGGTCTCGCTGCTGACTGTGAGGGCTCCGTTTTGAGGCGGACCGGGCCCGCACGTTTGAATAGGCCTCTGGGACTCCTTACGGGGCCTGGAGGCTTTTTCGCCGTTTCTGAGGGGAAGCATGAGAGAAATCCCGGCGTCCGAGCTCATCAAGACACTGCTCGATGGCGCGCCGACCAAGGTTTTCGACTTCACGAAGGTGCTGCCGAGCGGCGAGCGAGTCACTGCGAAGATCCGGCTGCGCTTCTTACGCGTCGAGGAGAATCACGTCGCCCTGCGCGCTGCCCAGGAGTACGCGAAGAACAGCGGTGAGCTCCAGGGCTACAACGACATGTACCGGGAGGCTCAGGCCGTCGAGGTGCTGACGTTGGCTCTGTGCCATGTCGATCTGTTCACGCGGCCCGACGGGACCACGTTCTATCCGCCGCAATTCACTGACTCGCGCCAGTTTCGCGCCTCGTTCAACGAGGTCGAAATGTCGGTGCTCCTCAACTGCTACCAAATCCTCAAGAGCGAATACGGTGCGCTCGAGACGCTCGACGAGCAGGATTCAGACACCTGGACTGCGAGGCTGAGTGATGAGCTCAGAGGCCCTTTTTGGCTGTCGCAGTTGGACTCGCTTCACTGGCCCGGCCAGATCTTGCACCTGGCGAAGCAAAATCGCGCTCTCCGCTCCGAGCTTGGACGACCGCTACCGAGCTTGGATCCTATCTCGGGATCCGCCCTCGCGAGCTCTACCTCGGACATTGGCGACTCC